GCTAATGCTAAATATTTGGTTTATTTTAATATTGATTTTAGTGCCGTTTCATACTGGCAAAGTAGAGATAGGCTAACTACTATGGAGCGCACAACAAATGATGTTTATTGGATATTCTCTAAAGGTGGAATAGAAAGTAAAATTTATAAAGCAGTATCTAATAAAAAAGACTTTACACTTTCAGTATTTAAAAAAACTTACAATGACTGAGCAACAGATACAAAAGAAGATAATAGACAAATACGAAAAGGATGGATGGTATGTGCTAAAATTGATTAAGACAAATAAGAACGGTATTCCAGACTTAATATGTTTAAAATTGAATGAAAAGCCATTATTTATAGAGGTTAAAAGTGAAAAAGGTAAAGTTTCACCATTGCAGGAATATAGGCTTAATGAGTTAAAAGAATACGGATTTAATGCGATTGTAATGAATGCGATTTAAAAATAGCCGACTATGCTTGTCGGTTGGTGATTGAGGGGATTTATAACAATTAAAATAAAACGGGATGGATAAATACGATTTCATTAGTTCAGAAGACAAATTGCCAGTTTATGGAAAGCTGAACTACTTGAAAGAGTAAAATGCTTGGAAGATAGAATGAAGTTGTAATTTTTCACACTAAACTTGGTTAATCGGTTTTTTTTTGGCAGTTTTGAATTTAAACAACGCACAATGAAAATACTATCAATCACTTTTTCGGCATTACTTCTTTTGGGTGGTTGCTCAAAAGAAAACGCTTGTGGTTCTACAAAAGGAACTATTGAGGTTTACTCGAGTACATACGGAGGTATATTGATTTATGGCAAAGATGGAAAGACTGAGGCTATTTTTACGGCTGGTACAACTACATCGTTTCCGAAAGAACAAGGTAGGTATCAAATAGCTTATTACGACAAAAGCTATAAATATACTTTCGATTCGGTGGATTTAAAACCGTGTCAAACTTATAAGATAAGTCATTGATTTATGACGGGAAGACCAAGTAAATTTACTCAGGAGTTGGCAGATAAGATTTGCGAAACCATTGCTACATCAAGCAAAGGACTTCGTGCGATATGTGCTGAAAATAAGATAGATGTATCTAGTTTAATGAAGTGGCTTAAAGAAAACAAAGAGTTTTCCGAACAGTACGCGCGCGCGAAAGAACTACAAGCCGACTACCTAGTTGAAGAGATTCTTGAAATTGTTGACGATGGTAGCAATGACTTTATGACTATTACAAAAGGCAATGAATCTTATAACGTTGAAGATAGAGAGGTTACTAGTAGAAGTAAAATAAGATACGATGCAAGAAAATGGATAGCTAGTAAACTTGCCCCTAAAAAATACGGAGATAAAACCCAAACAGAACATTCTGGAGTTGTTGGTGTACAGCAAATAACTGGAATGATTGTTAAATAATGATTCTTGAATTTAATACGAACGGCAATCAGAAGCAAAAAGAAATGGCTTTGGCGTGGGTTGACCCTACGATTACCGATATAGTTTATGGAGGTTCTAAGGGTAGTGGAAAATCATTTGGGGGTGCAAACCTTATCTTTGGGGATGCCTTTATTTATCCAGAAACTCATTACTTCATTGCCAGAAAGAAGCTAAACGACATTAGAAAGTTTACTATTCCAACAATACATGAAGTTTTTGGTATATGGGGAATAACTCAAGATTATTATAAGTTCAATGGAACGGATAATTTTTTCACTTTATTCAATGGCTCAAAAGTATTTTTACTAGAGGCTAAGTACTTACCTAGCGACCCGCTCTATATGCGATTTGGTTCAATGCAAATGACTGGAGGCATGATTGAGGAAGCTGGTGAGTTTGAAATAGAGGCCAAACAAAACCTTCATGCTTCAATCGGGAGGTGGAAAAACGACAAGTATAATATTGTTGGTAAACTACTTCAAACGTGCAACCCTTCAAAGAATTATTTATATTCAGATTACTATAAACCAAATAAGGCTGGTACACTAGAACCTTACAAAAAGTTTATCCAAGCATTACCAGAAGATAATAAAATGTTAGATAGTGGTTATTTAGATAACTTAAACAAGATTCTATCTAAGAATGCAAAGGAAAGGTTATTGAAAGGAAACTGGGAATATGACGACGACCCAACAACTTTATGTGATTACGACAACATACTAGACATCTTCTCAAATGATACCGAGAAAAACGGGAAGCACTATTTGACAGCCGACATAGCTAGGATGGGAAGTGACTTAGCGGTTATTTGCGCATGGGATAATTGGGATGTAATTGAAATGGTTACTTTTGAAAAGAGCAAAACAACTGAAATTCAGAACGCTATTAAGACGTTGCAAAAGAAGTATAAGATAGGCAATAGGCAATCAATAGCAGACGAAGATGGAATAGGCGGTGGTGTTGTTGACAATACTGGAATACTAGGATTTACAAATAACGCCCGTGCTTTGGATGGCGAGAATTATCAAAATCTGCAATCTCAATGCTGTTATGGATTAGCCGAAAAGATAAATGACCATGAGTTTTCAATTTCTTGCGATATTAGTTCAAAGCATAGAGAAATGATAATTGAAGACTTAGAGCAGTTGAAAACCTATGAAATGGATAAAGAGGGCAAACTAAGAATATTGCCAAAGGAAAAGATAAAAGAAATACTATGTAGGTCGCCAGACTTTAGAGATGTATTTATGATGCGTAAATATTTTGATTATGTTAAAAGTTACGCTACCTCAATCCGAAAAAACTCAATGATATGATAATAGGGAAGATAAACGATACCGAAATCAATATACCTACTTCGTGGGGTGATGTGCCTTATAAAAACTACATAGCGTTTAACAAAGTCAATAAACCTATTGAACAAGTTAGCGTGTTGACGGGTGTAAGTATTGAGCAACTTGAACGGCTTAATGCTGAAAGTTTAGGCGCAATACTCATGGCTATGTCGTTCACTGTGGAGCAACCGAACGCATATTTAGACGGTGCAAGTCCGATTGATATAGGTCGTGAAAGTTACGGTAAAATAGAGGGGGCAAAGGCGTTATTACAATCAACTGAAACTCCGTTAGACGTAATCATTCCTATAATGAAACTCTATACGGGTGTTGATTACTCCGATATGCCGACCGACATTGTACATCCAATAGGCGCTTTTTTTTTGCTCAGTTGTCTGAGTTCTTTGAACGATATAAAAGACTAGGCGACTACAAACCAACACCAGCCGAACAGTTGGCAAATGTTGACCGATTCAAACAATTCGGGGCAAAAATGACAATTAAGGCACTAGGTGAAAAGTACAATAAGACAATGACCGAAATACTTCAGTTACAAGCTGAGGAAGTTTACGAAGTGTTATTAATGGACTTTGAACAATCGATGTATCAAAAGGACTTAGAGAATGCACATAAGCTACTAAATAAAAAATAGGTAGGGCTAAAATAATATAGTAGGATAGCCAATTACTATTTTTGTCTTATGTACGTTGACATAGTAAATTTAATTCGAGATACAGCTAATGCCGTTAATCCTAATGGCACTTTCTTTTTCGGTAGGGTATCGGATGCAACGTTATCGCTAGGGGATAAACCTTTCCCGCAAATACACCTTTACCCGTTCTCGGTTGCACCACCAGACCAAAGATTTTCATTAGACATTACTGACAACGTAAGGATTGTATTTTATTTACAAGATAGCCCGAACACAAGTGATACCGACCGTGAAATAATTATAAACGATGCCGACATATTGCAACGTGCTTTTCGTGCTGAGTTAGATGAAACAAGTGCTGAGTATTCAAAGTATTTAGCTACTCCATTTTTCAAAGAACATAACGGTATAACAAGCGGTATGGTGGTTACTTTTGCACTAAAAAACAAATCAAATCCTTGTGATTAGAGTTGACGACATATTAAATAAATGGGGCAAAGCATTGACTGAGCAACTTGTAAATGACATTGAAAACAAAATGATTCAACGTCAAGGTGCAAGGGGTTCATATAGCGCACCCGTTAATGCTAGTGGAAAATTAGCTGAATCAATTACTTATAAAATTGATGGCTACCGATTAAAGGTACAAGGTAATGACTACATCTACTATTTGCAAAACGGTAGAAAGAACGGGAAACGCCCTCCGATTTCAGTTATTAGGCAATGGATTGACGACAAAGGCATTAACCCTACCGACATTTCGAAAGATAGCCTAGCATTTTTGATTGCAAGGCGAATCGGTCAAGAGGGAACAACAATTTTCCAAGCTGGAGGTAGCGATTTAGTGAGTGGAATATTTAATGAAACCCTACAAAACAGCATTGAAGATGACTTTTCAAAGCTAGTAGCGAGTGAAATTAGTAGTGAAATATTAAAAATGGTAGCATGATTAGTAAAACATACGTTCCAAAAGCGATACCATTTAATTGGAGTTCTGCACATTGTCCTATTGAATTTACATACGATATGCCAACGGAAGAGTGTGTATTGTACAACCATGCGAGTGAAGGCTATTTGTCAATATGGAGCGGTTTATTTATGGACAAAGACGTTCCGTTAATTGTTGGCGACTTGGTTTATTTAACGAGTGGCGACTATAAAGGATACCATGTAGTTAAAAAGGTTTTGAGTTATGGATATTCGGGACTTGTGAAAACAAGTGTACTATTCCAAACCGAAACATTGTTTACCGTTTCAACGGGTTCAACTTTATTTGATGTTAAATTTGCAACACCACCTGTTTGGAATATTTACGCTGGTTATCAAGATAGCGAAGTAACACCGCCAAATCCATTTCCGTATAAATTCGTTTCTGAGTTTGCGCCAGAGGGTAACAGCGTTGGGTTAATCACTTTTAATATTAGCGGTTACATCCAAAGTGCAATGAATGAATTAATAACACCCGTTGAAGGTGTTGCTGGTGAAGGTATTGATTATTCACTATTCATGCCTTACCGGATAACAACACCGACTGCATTTGATAAGATATTCTTTGCGCTCAACTGTGGAGTTGATACTGAAACGCTAAACAAATTATACATAGGAACTGGAAAAAGTTTAAGTGCAAAGGAAATTGAGTTTGCTTGTGGCACTTCATGGAATAGCTATGTAATATATAACGAAGTTCAAACAATTAGAAAAACAAATTAATTATGTCGATACAATCAAAAGGGGTTTTAAAGGAGGCAAACAATACTAACTTTCCAAATGAAAGTGCATACGATGCGGGGGCATTAAGAACGGTTCTAAATAACATTATTGATTCGTATAAAGACGAAGTTAGAACGCTTACTCAGGCTCAAATAGATGCGATTAGTTCACCACAAACCAAAGACTTGGTTTATAATTCGGACTTAAACGAATTGCAAGTTTACTTAGGTGCGTGGCTTAGCATATTGACAGCAAGAACTGGAAACCGTGTTGACGAGTTCTTTTATCGGTTTACGGTTGCGTTTGATGGAGAAGCTGGAAGCGGTGCGGTCGGTGCAATAACGCTACCCGAATTATACGTTCCGAGTGGGTTTGTTTGCTATCAAACAGTTATTAAAGCAGTTGGTTTTGAAACTGGTTCAGAGGTTATCGCTTTCGGTGTTGAAGTGGATGCAACCAATAATATATTTTCAATGGATTTAACTACTATTGACGAAACTAAAACATTCGTTATAAACCACACCGATACATTGACAGCAACAACAGCACAACGCAAAATAGTAGGCTCTGTTGCTGGTGGTGACGTAACACAAGGGACAATAACTGTAATCGCTAAATTTATTCAAGTGTGAGAATAATTGACAAACATATTGTAGTGTGTTCTGATAGTAGTGCTGTATTTAATCATTTTGATGACAGCATTATTAACTTTGCAGTGCTTACCGTCAATGGGCTATGGACTGCGCCTAATACATACGATGCAACTCCATCATGGTTTACAGCATATAACGATGGATTAGGGAATTACAGCAGTTATTTATTTTTCCCATCAAATGTACCAACGGGGACTTACCCTATTTCATTTGCCGGTACGGATGGCAACGAGTACATAGTTGTAATTGAAAAGACTGCAACGTGTGAGGACAATGTGTTTACCAATAAATGTTGCCCGTCTATAAACCTAGTTTGGCTTAATCAAAACGGAGGGTTTGAAAACTATATTTTTAGTGGAAAGCGTCAAGT